GGTTACGCGCGAGCTCGGGGGTTTTCTAGTAACAGAAAAATAAAAGCCGTTTCGTTTCGTTTGGGAATTTTATGATTATACAGATTATTAACAACTTGTAAAGTTTTATTTTACATTTTTTTCTTTTTTTTTTAGGGGTAAGAAGTGAAAGTTCAACAAAAACCAATAGAAGAAATAATCCCTTATGCGCGGAATCCTAGGAAAAACGAGGGTGCTATTGCGAAAGTTGCGGCATCGATAAAAGAGTTCGGTTGGCAACAGCCAATCGTTGTCGATAGCGAAATGGTGGTAGTAGCTGGACACACTCGTTTGCAAGCCGCAAATAAATTAAATTTGAAAAACGTGCCTATTGTCGTTGCGGATAATTTAACGCCAACACAAGTTAAAGCATACAGGCTGGCAGACAATCGTGTGAGCGAAGAATCCGATTGGGATGACGAACTTTTAAGCCTTGAGTTGCATGAGCTTTTGGAAAAAAATTTTCAAATAGATTTATTAGGTTTTAATGAGGATGAAATTGAAGAATTGAACAATAATATCAATTTTGAAGCAGGAAGCGAAATAGAACAAGGAAAGTTAGATGAATTAGAAGCAAAAATAGTGCAATGCCCAGATTGCGGCTATTCATTTGATTTAAAAAAATGGATTTAAACTTCTTTAATGAATAAGAATAATTTAAAAATAGATTGGGCAACTTACAAAGCTGCAAAATATGCGTGTAAAAAATGGCATTATTCCAAATGTTTACCAATAGGGAAGTTAGTAAAAATTGGTGTTTGGGAGCAAAATAAATTTATTGGTGTGGTTATTTTTGGCAGAGGTTCTGCACCGAATCTAGGAAAAGCATATAACCTAACACAAACCCAATGTGTTGAGTTAGTACGAATTGCTTTGTCAGATCACAAGACACCTGTTAGTCGGATTGTTTCTATAGCAATTAAGATGTTAAAAAAATCAAATTGCAATCTCAAACTTGTAGTTTCATTTGCCGATCCCGAGCAAGGTCATTCAGGAGGAGTATATCAGGCAGGTAATTGGATATACAGTGGCGACTCTGGTAAATCAACTGAATATTTAATAAATAAAAAATGGACGCATGTAAGAGGAGCATGGTACAAAAAAAACGATAAAACACCAACAAGACCACGAAAGGGCAAACATAGGTATTTAATGGCGCTTGACAATGAAACAAAAGAAAAAATAATGAAATTGTCAAAACCGTATCCAAAGCGTGAAAAGCAGGCGATGGATTCAATCCATGAATTACAGCGACGGTGCGACACCGATCTTCACGCTCCAATGTTGACAAAAGTAAATGGATAAAAAAACAGCAACTCATTCTATTGAAACTATTTCAAAATTGCTAGATTTATCACCGCGCAGAGTTCAGCAACTTTCCAAAGAAGGGGTGATTCCAAAATCTGAACGTGGCCGCTATGAATTAGTTCCAGCGGTTCGGGGATATATAAATTATTTGAGAGAAAGAAGTTTAAACCCAAATGTAATTAGTTTTGAAGAAGTTAGAGCCAAAAAATTATCGGCTGAAGCAGAATTAACCGTTATTGAACTGCGAGAAAAAAAAGGTGAATTAGTACAGCTCCAAGAAGTGATTGAAAGTTGGGTGGAAATTATTGGTGCTTGCAAAACAAGAATGCTATCAATTCCAGCAAAACTCGCTCCCATTGTTGCGGTTGAAAACACACCAGCGATTTGCAAAGATTTAATTGATGAACAAATAAACGAAGCATTGGCTGAATTAGCCGAATGGGTGAACAATGAATACACAAGTCAAGACGCTGATGCACAACGTATCGATGGCGTTGAAACCACCACCGAAACTGACTGTGAGCCAATGGGCTGATGCTGAAAGGCGTTTAAGTCCTGAGTCAAGTGCCGAGGTTGGCAAGTGGCACACAGACAGAGCCGAATATTTGCGCGGCATTATGGATGCTCTAAATGACCCTTCAATTCGGCAAGTTGTGGTGATGTCTTCAAGTCAGGTTGGTAAAACAGAATTTATTTTAAATGCAATCGGTTATTTTGTAGATCAAGATCCATCACCCATTTTAGTCGTGATGCCAACATTGGGCATGGGTCAAAGTTTTAGCAAAGACAGACTTTCAACAATGTTGAGAGATACGCCTTGTTTAAAAAATAAAGTCAAAGAAGCAAGGACAAGAGACTCAAACAACACGACACTTCACAAAAAATTTACTGGTGGTCATATAAGCATCGCTGGTGCAAATTCCTCTGCTGGTCTGGCAAGTCGGGCGATAAGAATTTTATTGTGTGACGAAATTGACCGTTTCCCACATACTGCCGGCTTAGAAGGTGACCCATTTCGACTGGCGGCAAAACGCACGACAACATTTTGGAATTCTAAAATTGTTACAGTCAGCACACCAACCGTCAAAGGATTTTCAAGAATAGAAACCGAATATGAAAACAGTGACAAAAGAGAATATCTTGTAAAATGTAAAGACTGTGACACAGAGCAAACTTTGAAATGGTCAAATGTAAGGTGGGAAGAAAACAAACCATCAACAGCAACGTATGTCTGCGATGAATGTGGGTCAATTTGGAATGATGCAGACAGATTCAGAGCAATAAAAAACGGACGATGGGAAGCGACAGCAAAATCAAAAGGCATCGCTGGTTTTAAGTTATCGGGCTTGTACTCACCTTGGATAACACTCGATCAAGCGGTGGTGGATTTTTTAGAATCCAAAAAACTACCAGAAACTTTAAAAGTTTGGGTAAATACATTTTTGGGTGAAAGTTGGGAAGATGAAGGTGAAAATTTAAGAAAAATAGATTTGCGGTCAAATACATTTGAACCATCGGAAGAAATTGACGAAAGAATACTTGTTATCACTGCTGGTGTAGACACCCAAGATGACCGACTCGAATTTGAAATAATCGGATGGGCTAAGGATGAAGAAAGTTTTTCCATCGGGTATGGTCAGATTTGGGGTGATTTAAGCACACCAGAACCGTGGGATGATTTAGATAATATTTTAAATCAAACATTTACAACAGTTTCTGGTCGGGAATTAAAAATACGATCAACTTGTATCGACTCGGGCGGTCATTATACGCAATCAGTGTATAATTTTGTGCGGCCTCGACAGGCAAGAAGAATTTTTGCGATAAAAGGAATGTCTGGCGAACAACGCCCCTTAGTAAGCAGACCAACCAGAAATAACATTGGAAAAATACCGCTTTTTACCGTTGGAACATTCCCAATTAAAGAATTGATTTTTCAGCGTTTTAGAATTACTATAGAAGGGGCTGGTTATTGTCACTTTCCAGCAGACAGGGATGAAGAATATTTTGCACAGCTTACAGACTCAGAAAAAATTGTGACAAAATTTCAAAAGGGGTATCCGAGACGAGAATTTGTGCAAACGAGAAAAAGAAACGAGGCGTTAGACTTACGAGTGTACGGATATGCGGCACTTTGTATTTTAAATGTGAATATTAACGCTTTGTATAAAAGAGTTGAGAATGTGAAAGAAAAACCGAAACAAAAACCAACGAAGGTGTCGACTCGCAAAACCTTAAATTTTGTTAATTCTTGGAAATAATCATGGCTAATTTATTTGAAAATGCCAATGCTCTTTCATTAGAACCAAATATAATAGTTATCGGTGACAGGGTAACGTGGCGCAAATCAAATTTAAATACAGATTATCCGACAGCGACACACACAGCAAAATACATTTCAAGAATTGCTGGAAGTTCAAACAACGAATTTACGATCACAGGCACAGCAGAAAACAACGATTTTTTATTTACGATTACCAGTTCCGCATCCGCATCATTTACGATTGGGGATTATCACTGGCAATTAGAAATCACAAGAAATTCAGACAGTGAAAGAGTAATAATCCAACGTGGCACATGGTCTTTAATTTCTGATTTAGATAATAATCTTGATCCACGCAGTCATGCAGAAACGATGCTGGACAAAATCGAATCTCTTTTAGAAGGTAAAGCGGATGGAGATGTAAGCAGTTATTCAATAGCTGGCAGATCACTTACAAAATTATCACCAGATGAACTTGTCCAATGGAGAGAATATTATCAACGTGAAGTTGTGAATCAAAGACGAATTAAAGCTATTCGTAATGGGAAACCAACGTCAGCAAGCGTGAAAGTGCGGTTTTAAATGAAAATATTTGATTTTTTAAAACGTACAAAACAAAAGGATGTTAAAAAAAGAAGCTATGCGGCCGCAAGGGCTGGAAGATTATTTGGGGACTTTGTTCAATCAAATAATTCCGCAGATTCAGAATTGCGATTTACCCTTGAGGTAATGAGAAATAGATCAAGGGAATTGGTGCGAGATAACGAATTTGCGAAGCGGTATATGTCGCTTTTAAAAACAAACGTGATAGGCGATCACGGTTTTCATTTGCAAGTGAAAGCAAGGAACGAAGACAATTCTTTGGACAGAGGTGGAAATACGGCTGTTGAAAACGCTTGGAAACGCTGGGGCAAACTAGGAAATACAACTGCTGACGGAAGAATGAGTTGGTATGACTGCCAAAGATTAGCAGTAGAAACGCTGGCGCGAGACGGTGAAGTATTTATTAAAAAGGTTACAGGTCAAAAATACCACGACGGATTTGCACTGCAATTTATCGAATCCGATTTAATAGACCATAATAAAAATGAAACTTTGCAAAATGGTAACGAAATCAGAATGGGGATTGAGTTAGACAAAGCGCATAGACCGATAGCGTATTATGTGGCGAATCATCACCCGAATGATAAATTTTTCAATACAAACGTGAGCAAAGTTCATACCAGAGTTCCAGCAGATGAAATGATTCACGTTTTCATGCCAAACCGTACGCATCAGAGTCGAGGTGAACCATTTATGGTGTCTGCGATGAGCGCATTAAAAATGCTTGGTGCGTATCGAGAAGCAGAAGTAATAGCGGCAAGAATTTCCGCGAGTAAAATGGGTGTAATTACAACCCCAACTGGGGATGATTTCGTAGGGGATGGTCTGGAAAATAATGAAACACCAGTGATTGAAGTTGAGCCAGCTAGTTTTTTCCAATTAAACGCTGGGCAAAAACTTGACCCAATCGACTTCGATCATCCAAATTCAAGTTATCCAGAATTTGAATCCGCAATGTTGAGAGGAATATCCAGTGGGTTGAACGTAAGCTACGCATCACTTAGCAATGATTTATCATCTGTAAATTA